TCCTGATATCTCGATGACGAGGCAAGCACCTTTCGCTGCCCGTTTTCAGAATACTCCGCAGAGCAAAACCCATCAGCTACCATACGATCAATCAGGCGCGCTGCCGTTGTAAACGCAATTCGCAAGTGCCGTTGCAGAGTGCTTAGCGACACATACCCATTTTTCTTGCCAAAATCCATGGCTTTTGTCATCAGTGAATCATCAGATTGATCGGTTGCTTGTGCAGTGATCTCAATAATTTTTTCATCAATCTCTATATAATCATGCTCTATTCCGCAAATGGGAGATATTGCCTCAACGATATTTTGATAGTTTGTTTCATCGCTATCGTTCCATGTGCCTTTTATTTTCTCGTGTTGGCGGATTAAGGCGAATACCTCAGCAAAATAAGATTCGCCCACCGAGATGACGACAAACTCTTTCCGCTTTCGCAATAATTTCATCGCTCTGGGATGAAATTTATCGAACTCATTTAGCTGTTGGACCTCGCGCCACAAATCATTTACCAATGCTGAAGTGCCAACATGCATGAACATCGGTTGGCCAGGCAATGACAGCATATTGAACTGTTGAACCCGATTTTCTAAGTCATCCATTTTTCTTGTCCTTTTTGACTGCAATATCACCGCAGATTGATATTAGGATTTCATACATATCGCTATCGCTCAAAATCCAAGTTGAAAAGCATTGATCAACCGTCTTTTGAATTACTTCTTTTGCTTGCGTTTTGTTCACACTCATACTCGTATATCCGGTATGTATTTTTCTCCCGTTCATTTTTTCAAGAATAAAAAGAAAATACGGGGCACAGGCTTCTCCATAAGTTTCCGGAGTTTCACGCAGTAACTTTTCAGCTTCGCTTTGAAATGTTTCCGGGTCTTCGCGGTATCTGCGTTCCCATTCAGTAAAAGCCTTTGCGATTTGTTCTTCTGTAAATTCGATTTTTTTCACATAACACTCCTTTTAAGGACAAGTTCTGAGATAAACATTTCCAGGGAACATATCCCGAACTTCCTCAATACTCCAACCGTCAGGAATGGCGAAAGTGTGATCGACTATCCATTCATCGCCATTATCATTTGCACATTGCACATAGATTTCGTTGTCCTCTGTCAGCGACACACAAATTTCAAGATATTTCCCAATATCAATACCTTTGGCGGCTTGGGCATCATTCAGAAGTTTGGTGTAGTCTGCATCGATGTAATCGCCATCATGCGGGTCATAACTGGTTGGCATTTGCTTTCTCCTCTGGGGTTATCAGCTCAATGCAACAGACATCTGATTTGTTGCCAAAATCTAATCCCATAAACTTTCGATACCTTGTATGGGCATCAAGCTGTTTCCCGCACCAATGACAGAATAAAAACCCTTGCTCATCCTGCTGATCGTGTACTTCCTGGGTGCACACGGAGAAAATATACACAAATCTCGCCTGAAGCCGCTGACCGTATCTAATGGCGCTGATCGGGTTATCAAACGCCACCCGTGTTTTGCGCTGACGGCCCGGCCTGGCCATCACCGGCCAGAACATAACCTCTCCACCTTTGCGAACGATCCACGTAAGTTCGAAAAACTTATACATCGCCTGACTCCAGATACCCAATGCTGATCTCAGGCAACGCCTTGATCAGTGGATCGACATCCAACTCCCCAGCCGTAGGAGGAAGCTTTCCAGGTTCTGCTGCACCGGCTAATTCCATAAATCCAAATAAGGCGTGTGGATGCGCGTTGGCTGCTGTCAGGATGGCTTTCACAAAATAAGCGGCAATGCGCCCCATTTGCCACCGGGATTGTTCCTCGGCGCTACGCTTCTTTCCGCCATAACTGCGTTGAGTTCCAGGATTCTTACATTCCAACGGAGAAAACACAAAACGATATGGGCGATCCATCCACATAAAGCGGATCAGCCAGGCATGTTTTCCTTTGGTCATGCCCTGCACAACCATCACATTTTGAGCGCCAAAATCATCAAGCATTTCCTGTATTTCGCCCAGGCTTTTGCTTGGGTGCACCGTAGTATCGAAATAGTTCACTTCTTCCGCAAAACGTTTATTCATGTTGCCCTTCCTGGATCAAATCCGGCACCAAGCGCACCTGGCCAATCAGGTAATAAAGCCGCGAGTCCTTCAGCGGCTTGGGCGGTTTGACCACAACGTATTGGCCGGGCCACTGGTCCAGTACCGTGCGCCATTCCTGGGTCGCCGGGTAAACATCCGCCCGGGAGAGCTGCACCGATGCAACATCATCCACGACCTTGATTGACACGGTCAGCCCGCGCGCCAAACGTACGCGCGCAGGCGCATGGGTTCTGCGGGATTGATCTACCAGCCCTTTGATAGTCTGCCTGAGAGTCATAGCTCATCATCCTCTCCCGCTTCAAGTTGGTGCCGCAATGAAATAGGCACAATTTCCGGGATGTAGATCGTTTCAACAATCGCTCTGGCCACATTCTCGTCAACCGGAGTGATACCGTAAACAGCGGTTGGGTTATAAAAACGGGTATGGCCTGCTTGTTTACCGGTTTCGGGAACATCCACACGCACAAACCCAGTCCCGGCGATCACCTGCTCGGAAACCCTGCCTGCAATCTTCTGGTGTCCAAACAATTCCACCAATGCCCACATATCAAAACTTTTTTCGCTCATTCTGCCTCTCCAAAACTAACAATGATTTCACGATGGGTAATTTCAGCCAGGTAACGCGTGATCTGCGCATCCAAACGGCTCGCCATCCACTGCCTGGCATATTCGTTCCGGCAGCCGATCATCAGCTCACCGGTAGTGTCATTCCAGGCTGTTGGAACCGTATCGCGCACCCAGGTTTCGTATGACGCGCGCGGCATTTCGGCCTGCAGGTGCTCAAGCACAGCTGACCAAACATCACCAATATTCGCATCGCATCCTGCGACCGGATAAACCATGCACTCGGTTTCAACGGCCGGAGCTTCAAATTCCGGATCCCATTCGCGCGCCGCCCCCTCAGTTTCAGCCTCGAAAACGGCAATGTGCTCAGGCGTGCGTTGTTTTTGGTGTTGATCACGCTCAGCCTGCCGATTGAACACTTCTCCGCACAACGTGCACTCGTAATCCACAAGTCCAAATTCCTCCAGCCAGGCTTTTGGCAAATAAACCAACGGACCTTCTAGATACTGCGCATCCGGCTGCCTGCCCTTTTGATATTTTCCCTGCATCCCCTTGTAAACAATGCCGGCCGGATTTTCCAATTCGGCATGTTTTGCCAACGTATACGCAAACGCGATCCAAGCAAACAACTCAGGCCCGCGGTTCTCGAACTCGGAACGCCAATAAATTTCGTGCCCAAAAAGTTTGTAGGCGGTTTTGCAAACGAATTTCAACTGGTCTCTAGTTAAGTTAAGATTTTTACTAGATTCTTTAGTAGTTAAAGTACTTAACTTAACTAGAGAACCAGAATCAGGAAATTCCTGATTCTGGACGCTTTCCGCGTCATTTTTAGCCGTTTTTGGCTCATTTTCGACATTACCATTGGGGCTGATCTCGCCAGAATCAGGAATTTCCTCAACCTGGGGCGCGTCGATGGCCACCAGTTCATCAGCGCAGAATGCGGAATTTCCTGATTCTGGATTTCTGGCAACATCAAGCATCGGCGCAAAACCAGGCAGCAACATGGCCTGGGCGCTGTTCGAGATCGAATAAAACGTTTCGCCATGCGCGCGTTTTTCGCTCTTGACCATCCCGTAGCCGCTCAGTACATCGAGCGCTTTGCGGATGGCCTCTCCCTGGTAATCGGTGTGGGTTTCCAGCTCAGCGATCGACAGAGCCCGCCGCACAAGCACCAGCACCCACAGAATCGAACTAGGCGCGCCCTTGATCGAGCGTACAAACATCATCGGATTTGTCGTTGATTGTTGCATCGTAATCTCCTAATGATTCCAGCTTGTAAAGGATCGTCAACCGGTAGCACTTAGGCGCCAGTTGATTGCCTGAGACGCCCTTGACCTGGTGACCGGCCAGCAGCACCCCGCTCCAGACAACAATGTCGGGAAATTCCTCGGAATGCTCGACCACCAGCCTGAGCAGGCCGTGAAACCTGCCCAGGCTGTCGATCACACGCTCATGGGCCACCACCCGCCCCTGCCCCATCAACTCGGAGCCCACCGGCGGGCGGATCACAATCTCGTTACTCAAAATCAAATCCTTGAGTGCGAGCAATGTTGCGGAATAAGTGCACTGCATCTGCTGTAGGATCCACAGCAAAATATTTCTGACCGGCAGTCAATGCCGGGTAGCGCACCAATCCTAGAGCCTTCAAGTGTTCGAAGGTATCCCAACGGAATGTTGGCGTGAGGTGGCCAAGGCATGTACCAGGATGGCGCAGAACAGCGCGCAACGCCTTCAGGTGCAGCGTGCGCAGACGCGGGCTGTACCCCTGTTTGCAAATCTCCATCTGCGCCGCCTTGGGAATGTCGATCTTGTCAAGCACGCTCATCGGCAGGCACGGCGATTTCGGCTCAAACGTTCCATGCTCGATGCTCAGCACCAAGTTATGCACCACTGTACCTACTTTTGTCAGCGAGCAATCTGCCGCGATCAACCCGCCCTGCTTCAGTGCGCTCATCGTTGCGCCCGGGATTTTCTCGCCGTTCGCTGCCATCAGGAAATGCATGGCGCGATCGCTGTCCATATCACAATACAGCGCCAGGTAGATAAATTTATGCATCATCCACCACCTCATCGTCATGAACGTAATACACCGGCAGGATCAGGAACGGCGTGTGCATCGGGGCCAGCTTCAGGAGCTGTGCCTGCGCCTCCTCGATGGAATCACACGGATCAAACGCCGAGATGACTTCTCCATCCGCATAAGGCACCATCACATCAACCAGGACGCGCCGCACTTCGTAATCCGTCTCAGCCTCTTGGGATGCCCAGTAGCGCTCGCGCTGGAGTTCGAAAATTTGATACTTGGTAATGATTTTCTTTTCCCGCTGTTTCATGATTCCATCTCCGTGCATAATTCTTTGTATCTCTCGTGGATCGTCTCTATGATTTCGTTCAGGTAGAGAAATTCCTGAATTGCAGGCTGCCCGTTCGGGATGTCGAGCAGGAAGATGGTGTATCCATACGGCTGGCCGCCATCGTTGAAAGGCATGGTTATCTCAGAACATAAATGATTTTCGATCACATGGCGCAATGGGTCATATGGGCCAAATTCGGATACAGGCCAAAACCAGCTCTCCCCTTCGAAGCGCTTGCAAACGAGCTCTGTGTGAAGGACACGCACGTTATCGCTCATAGGTTCAGATCCCGCCAATCCTGATCGATGGGAGCTTGTTGCGCGATCCACTTCTCCCCCACCATTTTGCAGGCTTTGTCACACCAAACATTGTGCTCGCTGACCGGATGCCCGCGTTTACCGATCCCGGCCGCCAGCTGCGCGGCTGTCGGGTGGCCATCCAGTAAAACGTAGCTGATCTTGTCCCAAAAAATCAGGCGCATGACCTGGTCCCTGTACTCATCATGGATGAATTTCGGGACATTGCTCCAGCGCCAGCCCTTGAACAGCCGCCCCAACGAGACCGCAGAGTCGCTGTAAACCGTTCCAGCGAAATCGCGCGGCATTTTAGACAGCCCGCGAATGATGGCCAGCATTTCGGTCTGGTTGTTCGTCACCGGCGCGCCCGGTTTGCCTGGCAGCACATTGGCAAACCCGATCGGCTCGCCGGAAACTTTGATCAGGCGATAGGCATACGTCCCGCCAATCTCTGATGGATTTGCCCCGATCACACCGCCATCGGCATAGATTGCAATAATGTCGCTCATGACAATCCCTCCAGGGCATCCACCAGGCGCTGCGGACTCCCCTTTGTGCCGATCACCTCAAATTTTCCAGCACGTGGATGGCGGATGATCGTGCCAGGTTCATATCCGCCGGCAGCCAGGCGGTTATCTTTCTCAGTCTTGGTGATCGTCTCAACTTTTGCCCCGCCCACATAAACCAGCCAGCTTTTGATCTCAAAACCCTTCTGGGGTCGAGGCTTTTTCTCTGTAACTTTTTTGACCGGCTTCTCCCCCGCCCAGGATCCGCGCGCCGTTTTTGCTGATTTTTTATCCACTGCCGGCTCGGCATCGCCAGTCATATCAAAACGGATGTGATCCGTTACGGCTTTCTGCATCAGCAGCCCTTCGAGGGCCGCGGCTATCCGGCTGTCTGGCGTGCGGATCTCGAAATACTCGACCACCGAGGCCCGCGCCCCGGTAAACTTCTTCATGGCGTCGATCAGGGCCTCAATATCATCGAGATTGTTTTTTGCCTCATCAATGCGGAATACAAATTCTTCTGTCATAACAATTCCTCCATGCCAAGTTGGTACATCCTGGCCAGCCGTGCCAGTGCCAGGCGTTTTAGTGATACGGACAAAATCTCTGTCTCATGGTCTGGCCCATAGGCCACTACAAACGAACCTTTTCGACTCCAGCTGCGGCAGCCTTTGAAAATATCCATCGGCCCGCCATACCCCACCGCGGTCAGGTGCTTGAGCATGTAATCCACTGGATCAGGCATCCGGCGGGCCTTGTTGACCAGGTCGCTATTGAATACCGATTTCGCGAGCGCTACCTCCTGCCAGGTAAATATGTCCATCTCACCCGCCTTTGATAAATCGGCCGCGCTCATCGCGTTTGGCTTTCGAAGCCCGTGCCATGCCACCCAGGTGTCCGTGCTGGTGAGCCTCCCTGCCAATCATCGAAAACACCTTGCGATCTTCAGACGGGATTTTGGCCAGCCAGTTGCGGCCGGCGCGTTTGTAATTTTTGAACAAGCCTGCGTACATGGTCCCTCCCCTATACCAGGCGGGCTGCCAGCCTGGGCAGCCCGGCCCGGCGCGCCATCTCGGCCGCCAGCGGGATCTCGTCAACGTAGACGCTGACTTTGCCGTTCACCGCGCGCTGGAAAGCCAGCCATACAAACGCCTGGGGCATGTTTTCGGCATAATCGTTTTCATCGAGGAACTTCTCCCGTTCCTCCGGGGTGATGTCGAAAGTTCTGGTTGGCATAAGACCTCATTTGCAATACATCAAATTAATCCAGCCCTGGGAAACTTTTCCCCAGCCGTCCGAAACATCGGACAGGTTGAGCACATCTCCGGACTGGTGGTATGCCACGTGCGCAGCGCGCCAGTCTGGCTCACTGCGCACGTGCAAGGGCGCCTGCACCGTGCAGATCATGGATTCGGGCGCTTGCGTTTGGGGTGTTTTTGTCGCCGATGGCCGCTGCACCTGCATTGGCGCGCCAAGCGCACAAGCCAGGCTGACGATCATCAGGATCAGAGCCAGGGATATTTTCTTCATGGGCCTCCGGGGCGCGTTACGTTACGACTCATGAGCCGTAACGTAACGCGGTTAGTATTCCTCAGCCAGCTCTCGGCGGGCCTTCAGCCGCAGGCGGTAGGCTGCCTGTTTGTGGCTCTCATTGCAGTAAGACCGCCTGCCGAGCCGCCCCCTGGTGATCTGTTTGCCGCAGTACAGGCAAACCGCATAATCACTGCCCCGATCACGGGCCGAAACGCTCTTGAGCCTGGCTTTACGAATCGCATTGACGGCCCAGTAGTAGCGTCTGGTTTGGCTCATATCAATTTCGCTCCAGAAGGCAGTATCTGCGTCACCAGGCTGTCCACCAGGTGCCCGTCGTCCGTTACCGGGCAGTAGCCCCGCAAGTGTCCCTGCGTATCGTACGCGCGGGTGTAATAGCGGAAATCGGTTCGATCTGTGCCTTGGTAACGGAATTGGTGCGACTGGGCCTGGATGATCGGGGGGCGTGTAACGCGCTGTTTTGTGTTCCGGGCAGGGCGGGGGGGCATCGCCCCCCGCCGGTAACTGGCCATCTGGCGAGCATAATCGTCACGATGCTCGATCTTGTACCAAACCACTTTGATGGACAACAGCCCGATTGCGACTGCCAGACCCTTTGAGCCAATCCCCATGCCCGCGGGGAATGTGGCGATGATCAACATCGCCACAGCCCCGGCCTGCAGGGAGGTGAGTGCCATTTTCCACAAAATTTTGAGCGGCATGGCTGGCCTCCTAATGCTTCCCGTTTCCGTTGCCGTTTTTGCGCAGCGGTAGCGTCACCGGCACCACCTCGCGCGCCTGATCGGTCAGAAACGCTTCATCGGGCAGGGTAACGCCATCCTGGTGGAAGTTGGCACTGATGGTTTCCAGGTCTGCGCGCAACTTGTCATCCACCGGGATGAGCGTGGGCTGGGTAAATATTGGCTGCTGAGGCTGCTGTTTACGTTTGTATTCGTCCGACTGGCTATAGCAGGTTTCAGAACAATACGAATATCCAGGATTTACAGCATTTCCGCATGTCAGGCACTGGCTGAACTTGCGCACCTGCGTGTAATTCGGCATAGGCGTTTTCGCCCGGACAGGATAGCGGTAAGGAGTAGCGTGAGGATCCTGTTGCGCAGATTGCGCCGGCTTGCGGTTGCTCTCGGTGGCGATCATCGAGGCCAGATCACCGCTCTTGGCGGCAGCGAATACTTCAGCCAGATCAACCCCACCTGCATCCATTTTTTGCAGGAAAAGCTCGACCGCCTTACTCTTGATCTCCAGCTCGGCCATCTGTTCGGCCTCGGAGATCATCTGCTGGATTTCGAGCTTGCTGTCCTCCATGTCAGATTTCAACTTGCGGCGCACCTCGGCTTTGTTACTGCCCAGTGCATAAGCGGTCAGCAGGAAGATGTACACCACCAGCAGGGCGGGGATGATCCGGATCACCCAGGTCTGTGCCCAGGCCGGGACCTCGTTGAACGCGCTCATAAAATCGATGATCGAGGCGATTACCACGCCGCCGGCGATGCCCGTCCCCAGGATCGATACGCCCGAGATGATCATCATGGCCAGCATGGTCAGGCTCTGGATGCGATTGTCTTTTTCGCGTGTGTAGAATAAGCGCTTGGCGATGATGAACGCCCCTTCAGTGACTGCGACGAATGCGATGGCGTAAGTGCCGGCCAGCATCACATGGGGGAAGTCGGTGTTGAAGAAAACCGATTTATCCGGCTGCACCTGGGGGTTGAGTCCCATAAACACACCCAGGGTGATGGTGAATAAAGCGCTAACGGCGGCCATCACGTACAGGAACCAGTAGTTCGCCAGCTCGAAAGCGAAATCATCTTCAGTGACTTTCTTTTGGGTCTCTTCCTTGAGCTTTTGGCGCACACTTTTGCGGTTGCGGAAGTCTTCCAGGCGTTCCTGGAAGGATTTTTGATTGTTTTCCATTGCGTAACATCTCCTTTTACACTTCGTTGGAAGTCGTATAATTGGAGCAGGCATGGGTTTCTTGGTCAGTTTCCCAGCTAATTGGCGTGATGCTCGCGAGGCATTGCGCCTTTTTTATGCCTGCTCTTTGCTCAGTGGGGAGGGGCATCATTGGCGGGCAAATCCTTTCTGCTACATATTGATCTATTTGTGTCTGCGCCGGGGGCGGATGATGATGGCCAGGGTACACAGAGCCAGGAACGCCACCGTTATGAGGATGGCATATCCTTCGAGGCTCATGCGATCACCTGTACCTGGTACTGTCCGGGACTGGTGGATAGGACTTCACCAAGGGCAACCAGCTGGTTGCGCTGATTGACAAATTCCACCTGCTCTCCCAGTTTAGGGGGGGGCAAAAACGACAGTCGGGGGATTTGGAGCACCTGCCCACACGCAGGCGCCTGGCGTACTGATACGGTCTTCATAGGTCTCCTTTCGTAACAATTGGTTTCCGAATATTTTGGTTGTGTGGTAAAAATAATTTGGATGTGAGATTGCGTACCACACTGCGCAGTCCGGTCAGGCCCACAGAACCCGCCGCGCACGCACAACGGCACCGAGGGCTTGCATATCCTGGCCGAAGCCCGGCCAGCGCTCACTGGTCGGGCTATCGAACCGTACTCCACAGACCCGGCCTGTGGAGCGCACCTCACATAACAGTGGGGCGCAGGCAGCAGCACCATGCAAAACATCATGCGGCTGCCTGCAAGCCCCAAGTCGGGAGATAATATGATCGGGTTAGATATCCAAACAGCAAGGGAAATGTCAGTGCACGAAATTACCGAGTATTTCCTCGAATTGGAATTGCTCGGAGTATCTGCGGAAACCCGCACCTGGTACATTCGCAGGCTAGGGCTGTTCATCGACGAAATTGGGCCAGATCGCAAACTATCTACATTGACCGCCCTTGACCTGGTCCGCTGGTGGCGCCAACTCGAAGCCCGCACAATTTCTGTCCCCCCAACATTGACCGTCGAAACGTTCCACGGCTATGTGCGGTCCGTGCGCCGCTTGGTCAAATGGATGTATGACAAGCATTTGATCATTGACGATCTGTCTGATTACGTTAAGCTTCCCCGCTTGCCCAAAAACCGCCAGAGACGCGGGATCATGGATGACAACGCCATCCACATCATTGATCTGGCTCGCGATAACCCGCGCAACCTGGCCATCCTGCTCTTCCTCGAATCCACCGGTGCCCGTAGGGGAGGGGTGGCAAACTTGCGGCTGGAAGACATCGATGTAAATGCGCCTGAGCCGTTGTGCCGGCGGGCGATCGTGAGTGAGAAGGGCAGCAAATCCCGGATCGTTTTCATGTCCACCGAGGCTCTGGCAGCCATGCGTGCCTGGCTCGATATTCGCCAGTCGTGCTCAGACTACGTTTTCACAGATCTAAGGAAACACAAAACGGACAACCGACTTTTGCCTGGCGCGATCAACCAAATCATCGACACGTACCGGGTCAAGCTGGAACTCTCTGGCCGCTGTAGTCCCCACCAATGGCGGCACCGCTGGTTTCGCGGTTTGATCAAAAATAACATCGGCCTGGCTAAAGTCCAGCAGCTCGGCGGGCATTCCAGCCCCGTCATCACGGCCAATATTTACGGCACGCTCGACGATGATGAGCTGCAGGACGCGTACGACGCGGCCTATCGACCAATAAAAACTTGACGAATGGCTCTAATAGCCATTTGTCAAGTTGAAAAACCGGGCGCAAAATTTAGACAAATGGCCTTTTAAGCCATTTGTTGAGGGTTCGATCCCCTCCGCGCTCACAAGCTGTTTTTCCCGTCGGGCTTATTTGGTTCTGTCGTCACCGACAAAAGAACAGCGCAACGGGGGAGCGGGAGTGCGTCAACATTCCCGCTCCGTTTCCCGGTTTATAAATTTTGAACGTTAATAGTGTGAATCACAGCCATCCATTCCCCCGGTGGCTGTTTTTATTTCAAGTGCTTATGCGGTTGTTAAGGTTCTGTCGTCTGTCAACAAAAAACGAATAAGCGCGCGTCAACACGTTTATTCGTTCGAATATGGCTTTCTAGGTGTAATGACCTGAGCAGATACAAAGGCATCCACTGAGCTTTTCGGAATCCGAATCGGAGAATTTTTGCTTGTCGGATTTAGCTTCTTAGCTCCAGGGAACTTCCCATCCTGAACAAGCCTGGATACATGTGTCTGAGACAGTCCAATTATTTCGGAAACCTGTTTTGTCGTCAAATATTCATCGCTCATGTTGTACATAATAAACCAGTAATACGCGAGAGTCAATGTCTTTTTGCCTTAAAAAACTTGATTTGCGTTTAATTTAAGGTTCAGGAGGGATTATGAAACACGCTTTGATCATCGATGTTGAAACCACCGGTCTGAAGCCAAAAGACGAGATTATTGAGCTGGGGGCAGTTTTATTCGAATATGACAAGAAAAAAGGCCAGGTGGGTTATATCGTCGAAACATACTCTGGGTTACGGGAACCAGGTGTTTCAATCTCGAAGGCTGCCCAGGAAATCCATGGCATCAGCTCTAAAATGATCAGAGGACAGGCGCTCGATACGCAGCGTATTGAGGAACTGATCGATAAAGCCGACATCATCATTGCCCATAATGTCCGATTTGACCAGCGCTTTGTTTCAGCGCTGATTCCATCGGCGCGCCGTAAAGGGTGGCGCTGCTCGATGGATGATATAAATTGGGCAAAACGGGGACATGCTTCGAAGGGATTGCAGGAATTGGCCACTGACTATGGCATCGCGCAAGATGATGGCCATCGCGCGTTATCAGATTGCAAAACGGTTTACAAACTGCTCAGCATCGAAAATCACTTCAAGGAACTTTTAGGAGCTGATCGTCAGGTTTTCAAGCTGTCATTTAGCGGAGAAGAAAAATATCCGGCATTGGTAGAGGGCGAATCGAATTACACAAGAAATATCCTCAAAATTATTGGTTATTACGATGAGTACGAAGGTTATGAGGACGATAATCACGAGGCATTTCTTACCATCAACGAAAACAGCGCAGATCCGGCTTACGCAGTTGAAGTGCGTATCGATGGCCTGACCGTTGGAAATTTGAAGGGCACCCATGCCAAGACTTATCTGAAGCGGCTTGAATCGCTTGGCGCTCCCAGGAACGCAGTCACATTTTGCACGGCCAGCATTCACGGTGGGAAGCAAACTGGCGGATACAGGACTAGTTTCGGTGTCAGGCTGGATTTTGAACCGGATGCATTTTTGTTATACGAGAGCGACCGCACACTTCCGAAATGGGAACCTGGCGCGAATGCCATCACAGACCCAAAAATCCAACCTGGTGTTGTTGCACCGAAACGGGAAGAGCAACCATTTTTTCAAAAACAGGCTGAGCCGGTCAAGGCAATGCCATTGCCGCAAATTCCTGCAGGAATTAAGACTATTCCAAACCCTGTTGCGCCTAAAAAAGACAATCCTCCTATACCGTTTATTGTTATTTTGATAGCCGCGGCAATTATTTACATGGTGATTATTTGGTTGGTTGGCGGAAAATAATGTCAAAACACTCCTTAAAGCGCGAAATCTACCGATCGATGAGAAAAGACCAGCCGCCCGGGCGTCCTGGAGCGGGGGAGATCATTGTTGGGGTAATTGTGGTGGTTATATTCCTGATAGCAATTTTGTGGAAATAGAAGAGTCATAGCGCACGATAGGTCGGAAGAGCAAAGTATCTCTCCTCCTCCTCAAAAATCTTTTTGAGTAAAAACAAACCGGTAAAGCCTGAATACATATCCCTTAAAAGGTCAATATACGGGGTTAAAAATATAGATACATCCCTTAAAAGGTCGGCATACGGGTTAAAAATCGGCTGTTTTCCTGGCCGGGTGTCTCACCAGGTGACTCGCCGCCGTGAACAGCAAACGATGGTGTCTCACTGCAAAAACAAGAGCCGCTTTGATAAGCGGCTCCCGATCTGTTCCTGCACTTGGCAGGTCAGGCTAAATAAGTGTGTATATTATACACACTTATTTTCTTAGTTTTTCGGGCGTAGCGTCTTCAGGTCCCCGGTAGACCGGCACGCCTCCCAGGGAAATAACCTGATCCACCAACATCCGGATACCATTGGTCATATTATCGATGAGGCGTTGCTGCTCATCGATCTTGTTTTGCTGGTTTACTGCCAGTATTTCGAGATGTGATACCCGCTCCTGTAAAGGCGCGTTGAGTTTTTGCCAGGCAGCAGATACTTTATCTGCCTCATCTCCCTGCGCCGAGCCAGCTTCTGCTCGGTATTTTGCCAGTTGGAACAAGGATGGCACGACCATTATTATTGCCACTACGATGGTTACGACGTTAGGGTCCATATTGATTTTTTACGATGCCAGATCGAAATGGCCGAAACGATGATTTCGGCGATGAACATGATGATAAATCCACTGCGCACATATTGGATCTTATCCTCGATGGGCAGCGTGTATATGGCTACAAAATACAATCGGGGAACGATCAGGGTCAGTCGCAAACGCCATGGCATTGCACGCGTTTGCCAGAGCAGAATGACTGATACGGCACCGAGAATTGCTACGATCCAGGACGGAATGATCATAATATAGCCTTTGTTTCCGTCGCTACAACCCCAAACGGGGCACTCGAAAACGGTTTGATGGCATCATCATCTGGCATAATGAATTTGAGATCATAGGCTGTCGTTGTCGGCTCTAATGATAAAAGGGCTGTTACGCTGGCAGCCAGTGTGATCGTCAGTGTGCTATCGATTTCGCTAGGCGATAATCCGCCTTTATCGCGCACGCCGTGATCCGTTAAACCGGACAGGATTATGACGCCATCCGACTCGGCTGAAGGCGGATTCGAGAGACGCATTTGCAAAACAGCAGCGCTATCCGGGTGGGTCGTGGAGCGTTTTGCCGTCATTAGCAACGCAATCCAGCCAGGTGGATAAGCAATGTTATTGATCTCTTTTGAATACGATACGCCCTTGGTGATCGAGATCGCCGCCCCGGCCTGAGCTGCAGCCGTCTCCTCTGCCGTACTTGTCAGGGTTCGCATGGACCCGTTGAACACGGCCAGCAAGCCCGCCAGCGCCTTGCCAATGCTACCGATCACCGTCATCAGCGTGGTTTGGTAAGACCAGACCGCAGCCGCGTTTTCGTCGGCTGATGGCGCAGATCCTCCACCGCCCCCGGCCGGAGCAAGCTCGAGCGCGTGCGCTGAAAACTGGGTGGTGTCTGTCCCGAGCAGGGCGGAAACAGTTGCCTGGCTGGCCTTACCCGCAATGTCTGCGCTGACGCTCGCGCCCGCCGGCGCGCCCAATCTGACATAAGCATCCCCGGATTGCGGCTTATGGGTGCCGCTGGCCAGCGTGCCCAGGATGCGGGAGAGCAGGGTGGTGGTGCCTGCTGTATCACCACCTGCATACGTCGAGCGTGAGCTGATTGCCGCGTCCAGGTAATCCACGATCAACTTACCAATGCTGCCGGCTGTGGTTATCCCGTTGGTTAGCGCTGCCCAGATCACGCCCGCCAAACTGGTTCGTTCGCTGGCGGTCAAGGTTTTTGCGGCACTAATCGCCTCATCGATTCTGGACAACCCAAGGGCGGTTGCATCAAACGGGTCAAACGAAACAATCAGATATTTTTCATCCGTTGGGTCACCACCCGTTGCGGTTGCGTGTAAGTCAAGTTCTCCGAGCGTGTCCCGGTCAGTTGCGTTTGCTGCGAGGGAGTACCACCCGGAGCCGATTTCGGTAACAGCACCAGCCGGAGAAGCGAACGCGCCCCCATTTTTTGAGAGCGTGACCGTCACGGTTGCGCCCGTCAAGCCAGTAACGTGGTCAGCGGATTGAACCATCAGAAAAGTGATGGGGTATACAGATGACGATAATTTTCTTAGTTTCATATTGTCCTGCTCCTTGAAACTCCACCAGAGCCGCCAACCGGAACGATATCAAGTTGGGTGTAAACCGAACCGCTGGCGTTCATTCCAGAAAATCGAACTGTAATGTCCTTTGGGGCGTCAGTTGAGTTCGTATAAGACCAAGAGTCACTCTCCCACGTATCGGTTGAGTTGGTCATCGTAAATGTGTGTAACGCCAGCGCCGGGGCAACGAATGGGTCAATGTAGGTATCGAATACGAAAGCTCTTGGAAGGTACGACATGGATACAGTTTTTCTCATGTAGAGAGTTATCGTAACCGTCTGTCCAGCATTGACCGTATATTTCCTCTCCCACCAGCCCTCTGTCGTTGCGGATATCAGTGCTATTTGATACGAACGTATCTTGCCCGTTGGAACGGGGGTTGCAACCGAAGTAGTTGAGCCACCCTTTGACCATCCTCGAAAAGCCCCGTCAACCTGATTGTGCCGTAAGCTCTCTGAGTAGCTGTATCGGTACAGTTGACCGACATTTTCCGAGCCAGTCGAAAAGATACAGTTATCCGCGTAAATCGGCCCACCATTCGTATGATTGGTATTTCCTTGAAAAGTGCAATTTACCAGCGTCGCACCCGAATTAACCGCAACCGCATTTCCAGTGAACTCGCACGCGTAGGCCATCACATTCACGCAAGCGGACAAAGACACGGTATTAGCCGTGAAAAGGCATCTGACAAGTGTTATTCCGTTGGAGGACGCGATATTTGTTCCACTAGAACTAAAAACGCAGTCCTCGATGTAACTGTTTGAAGCGGCGTCTACATAACCGGCAACCTGACAGCACTTTTTCATTATGACTGCACCAACGTTGTACATACTGCGCGGCATTGCTGTTCCAACCCAAGCGACCCCCACAAAAATCGGAGAGATTGAGCTAACGGCTGTTACCATGAAGCCGTTGGTAATAGTTGGCGAAAAGACTATGTTCCTTGTCACCAAAACGACATTGGAACCAACGAGCATAGTGTTGGTCAGATTTGTAGTCAAAACAATCGAGTTCGCCGTAATGGATTGAATAACCTTCGTCTCTGCGTTCGCAATTGGGACGTTGGTTGACATTATTTTCACGGTGTCGCCAACCGCCCAATTATCGGAGGTCAAATCACGGTCAATAACCAGTGTAGCTTGACCGCTATTTGCCTGAGATGTCAGTTTTGCGAACTGGTTTGTTGGCGGTGTGCCAACCCATGTACACCTAGCAGTAGAGCCAATTGAAAAATAGCTTGTGGCCGATGACGCGCTATTGATAAATGTTATTTTTGTAGCGTATGGCAGTGGGTCTGCCTCTGTCCCACCATCGAACGTACTTCCTGCGGCACAGTTTATGACCGTTGAATTTTTCAACTTGAACACGTATGTTCCAGATGAGCGAGTAACCTTGACCGTTCCAGTGTTGGAGATTGTCACACCAGCAAATCCATTTGCCCAACTGGTCATATCCAAGTCAAATTCAACCACATGATTTCCAGCGATATAGGGGGTGTCGTTATCGGCGGGTGGAACACCACCGACCCACGTTGAACCCGCCGAGAATAAACCCGATTGAGCTGATGTAATCGTAGCCATTATGACACCTCCAGCGATACCGCTGCAAGCGCGTCAACCGCAGCCTGTAATTCTTCGGGGGTTGGTTTTTGAGGGAACGCCAGTTCAACCACCTCGCCACCGATTATCACCTGAACGTAGTAGGTTTCAAAATCAGATTGTATTTCTTGCAACAAAGTGAATATCATGGCAATCCTATAATCCCGGTCACATCGAAAACAGTATCCGGCACATCGCCAACACTCACAGCGGAGTACGCGCCCCCGGATGAAGCCATGGAGATCGTATCGGTGGGTGTGGTGGTGGCCAGGCGGTAGCTCACGCGTCCCCAGGAGCTGTTGTTGAACAGGTTCACCATGCCGGCCGTGCCATCCGAAATGCTGGCTGAGTGTTTACCCACCATCAGCATGAAATCGCCAACGATCCTGGTTGTAAGGGTTGCCGAAAATCCAGTGCCAGACACGGTACCGGATGCGCTGAGGTACTGTGAACCACCCGAGATCACAACTGCTTCGGCTTCGATGAACCCGGTGCCACCGCTGGTTGAAACGGTCACGTTGTACGTACCCTGGGTGGGAAATTCCAGCCGATATACCCAGGTTTGGCCGTAGTTTGCAACCAATGTCATGGCCGCCCCATTGAACGTCACGCCTGTGATGGACGAAGACGTTGTGTTCAGGATCGCCACCAGGAGCATGTCCCCGCCAGAGGCATTGACCGCAAAGGAGCCTCCGCTTGCGCCTGAAAGTGACCCGTGCGTGTTGCGAACCAATGCGCTCATGGTCTACTCCTGCAGCACAGCGAAGATCAGGTTGAACATTCCCTGCTTGATGGTGGCCGGCGTTGCCTGGATGTATGGCCGGATCAGGCTATCCTTCGGGCATACCTTCTGGGTTGAGGCGATGCCGCTGGCCTGGATCGCGCTTGAGATCGTGAGGATATCCATCGATGTGTATGTTCCAGATGCATAGGCCGCCGGAGTGGCGTAGCGCACAACCTGGATTCCTAGTGTGCCGGATGCATCGGCCAGTCCTGTCCACTTGATGAACTTGCACCTTACGGGGAGCTGCACAGCGCCAGGCACAAAACCTGTTCCGGGGACGTTCACTCCGTTCCCGATGCGGAGTGGCAGCGTAAAGGTACCCAGCGCCCAGGATCGGTAATCCGCCACTTTGGCCGCCGCGATCGTAACGGCCGCCGCATCTACGGTCACCTGGGCCAGCTCGATCTGCCATTTGCTGGTGCTCTGGGTCAGCGCCGGCGCGGCCGGGCTGGCCGCCGCGGTGCCGGTCAGGATCTTGACCGACATGGTATAGGCCGTCCAGTCCACCTCGCCAATCACCCGATCGATACGCCCCAGAGTGGCATGAGCTGCGGAAATGGCGAGGGTGGCCTCAGTATCGTTCTCGTAACGGTGGCCGCGGATCCACATCACGCCAGGCTTGACCTTGACCTGCATCCCGCTCGAATCGGCGTACACGCGCAGCTCGAGATCGTCGTCTGCATCGGCGACAACGCCATCGCCAGCAACCCAGAATCGCGCCATCTTGCTCCAGCGGTCCTGGTAACTGTTGGCGCCATCGCCCTGGTTGAACGGATAATAAGTGATTGTCATGGTCAGCTCCTAAACAACTTCAAGCCTGGTCAAACGGCTTTGCATCGATGATTCGGATTTTTTGCGGGGCGAGAACACGTTGCCGTAGATCTCATCTCCGATGGATACTTTGATTTCAACGCCATCAGCGGAATGGGTAAATGCAATCTCCTGCACCAGGGCCTGCACTTCCACGCCGCGGAAAATCGCACCTACCAGATCTCCAACCCAGTAGTCTGTATACAACCTGGTTGCCTCAGTTTCAATGGGAATGATCTCGTAAGCAGTTTTCGGGGCATCCGTCAGTAACTTGTCGATGGCTGCCTGCACCAGGGTGGCGTTGTCGTTGGTATCGCCGCGAGACACGAACGACTCGCGTAGACCGTCATCGTTGATGGCCTGCGAATTGGCCACCTCTTTGATCGTGCGCAGGGTACCCTCACCGGCGCCACCTGAAAATGCAAAGCTGGATTTCGATGCGCTGTAGCGATATCGGATGGAGGACATCGTATCAGGCTGCTGGAAAATGATGCTCGCCGATAGATCACGCGCCTCGTAAATCTCGAACGTGCCGCCGACAACCCGATAACCGAGGTTGCCACCGCGCCTGGCAATGGACTGCACCAGCTCGTCGAGCCGTTCGAACCGGGCCCGCTCGCTCATGGCATCGCCGCGGCCATAATCCACCTGCATGGCCGTGATCAACTGGCGCGCCACCGGCGAGATGCGCGCCGAAGGGCCTGCATTGGCATCCACATAGCCCTTGATCACTGCCTCAGCTGATCCGGTGCGGACATCATGCGAGGCGGACGAGTAATCACTGGTAGTGGTGCCGGGCACCGGCAATGCCAGCCGCCAGGCCAGCAGCCCGGTTTCATCGATCCCAGTAAACGAGATCGTATCCGACTCCAGCCCAACCTCTCCGCTGTATTCCAGGATGCGCCCGGACCAGATCACCTGTCCATCCATCTCGATGTCGATGGAGCGGTTTGGCAGGAGCAAATCACGGCCAGGGGCGTTATATGGCATTTCCAGGGTAAACGGACCGCCCAGGTTATAACGTATGCTGTAAGCCAGACGCGTATATGACTCCACCTGTCCCACCAGGTTGGAACCATCCCGAACGTAGAGTGCATATTGATGATCCATTAGTACGACACATGCCTCTCTGTAAATTCGACATGCACCAGCGAATCGCCGGTGGCTCCGTTGAGATTGATGGATACGTTGTTATCGCCTGGGAGCAGACTCCACAGGTATTTTTGGCCGGTTCGCAGCATGGGATACATGTTATTTCCGGCATCGTCCAGGATGGTTTTCACCAGCGGGCGGGAATCGATAACCACATACTCATCCACGGCCAGATCGAGATCCAGCCCCAGAGTGAGCCCGGTGCGCTGATTGGTCATCTCGAGGGTGTCTCCCGGGCCCGAGATCGTCCACACAGGCCAAGCCTCGACATCCCCATTATTGGCGATCGTGATATCGGCGAACACCTGTGAGGCGATCAGCTGCAGCGGAAACAACGGAAAAAAGCCAACATTGGCACCGGTTTGCTGTGCCTGGTCAATCTCCTGCGTGGCTCCATACCAGTACGGATCCGCGGCCGCAAATGTGAGCACGGATTTGCGCGCCAGGCTGTTGATCACCTCAGCATTATCCAGTCCCCCGGAATATCGGCAGTTGAGATAGCGGGTTGCGCCATCGCGGGTGACTTGCAGCCTGCCGGTGCCGTTGCGCGCATTGAGGGCGCGCGATAAAGAACGCATGTTCGAAGACAGATCACTGCCTGATGTGCCCTGTACTGCCACAGGGAGATCTACATTGCGCGCATTGACAATAGAGCGGTCAAAATACCCTCCCGATCCGTCTGGAAGCCCGAGGATCTTCGAGGCGTACACGGGCGAATAGACGCCCTTTTTGCCGCGCATCACATCGATGGGCATCTCATTCCCGTCTGGATCGATCCAAACCCATGTTTCCAGGCTCATGCGCCAGCCTCCAATCGCGATACCATGCGCTCGAACGTGTATTCATCGGCGCCGCCGTTGACATAAAACTGGTAGGTGTTGCCGGTCCGGTTGACTTGCGGCGCGGCCTGCCCAACCGGCGCGCCGCCCAGGTTGATCATCGTTCCGATGCCGCGCTTCATGGTTTCAACGGCGCGCGCAATCGATTTATCTGCACCGATCTCAAGCCCGCGGCCCATCATCTCGCCGATCTCGTCGAATACCTGGGACGGTGATTTGATGCCCAGCAGGTTTTTGATTGCCGCCAATACTTCCTTGAAATTTTTGATCACATTGTCCTTGAACCAGGCAATACGATTCTTGAACCCATCCCACAGGCCGTTCACCATCTGTATGCCGGTTTCGCGAATGCTGTTATACATGCTCATCATGCCATCCGTGAACGCCTTGAGCAGGTTGATGGCAGACGCCAGGATCAAGCCCTCGTTTTGCTGCAATCCGGCCAGCAAAGTGTTGATCACCTCGACAGCCGCATCGCCGATGATCGGCAGGGCAGCCACAATCGCGTTGAAAATAGCCGTTACAAGCTGGGGAATGTACGGGATCAAGATCGGGATGGCTGCCACAAGACCCGTTGCCAGCCCGAGGATCAACTGGGTGGCGGCCTGCACCAACAGCGGCAGGTTGGCCACCAGCGTATCGACGATCTGGATCATCATCTCCACAATGGCCGGGATAAGGGTGGGCAGCTGCTCAGAGATGGCCGTGGCCAGCTGGATCAACAGCGTGAGCGCCGCCTCGACGATCAGTGGCAAGTTTTGCACAATGAACTGAGCCAATCCAGTCAGGATGGCCACGGCAGCCGGGATCATGGATGGCAGGGCCGCAATGATGCCGGTCAGCAGGGTTTGCAGGATGGTCAGCGCGGTGGAGATGATCACCGGCAGGTTTTGGATCAGCGCGCCGGCCAGGAACTGCAGTATTTGCAAGCCGACATTTATCAGCTGCGGGCCAAGTGTTGCTGCCTGGTCCAGCAGGGCGGTGACCAGGTTGTTGAGCACCCCGCCAACGTCCTCGAACACGCCCGCGATCCGGTCCGGGTTGCCGCTCTCAAATGCGCCGAATAAGCGAGTAATGAGGTCAACGACATCGAACAAGGCGCTGCCCAACTCCGAGCCAAAAATATCCTGTAGCTGCGTGAGCGCGCCCAACTTATCGCCGCCGGAGAACGCCGATAACAGGTTATTGAGCTGGGTCAATGCCGGCAGAAGCACCGTGAGCAGCGCCTGCCCGGCGCTCGCCCGAATGTTATCGAGCTGGTTGGTCAGCTCGCGCACCTGGTTGGCCCACCCGCCGGATGTTTCGGCAAAATCGTTCATGGCCGGGTTGAGCTGGCTATCAAGCGCAATGGCATTCAGGATGATCGCGCGCTGGTTGGCGTCCAATTCGGTGGTGTTTTTCTTCACCAGGCCATTGGCCGTGCCATACGTGATCAGGTACTCATTTGTGATAAATGGGAAAAACTTTTGGATCGGCTCATACTGGCCGCGGATGGCGCTCTGCCACGCCTGGGCCACATCGCCTACCTCGGCATTGTGGAACGAGGCCAGATCGGCAAAATGTTTGATTGCCTGCTCTGAGAGTGCCGTAGCCTCGCCGATACCCAGTCCGCCGGCCCTCAGCGCCGCACCGATCGACGATGCGTAATCCAGGTATTTTTGTTGGCTGACACCCAGCGTATCCGCTGCCCGGCGGGCATTGGCCACAACCCCGTCTGCCAGCTCTCCAAATACAACGTTGGATTTGGAGAGCGTTTCGTTGAGGGCACTGGCAGGCCCAACCGTAGCCCCGGCAATGGCCCCGGCCATCAGCGCAACCGCAGCCACCAGCCCAAGCACGGCGCGGGTGGCAGATGCGATCCCGCCCGCGATGCCGGAAGCCAGGCCGCCCAGCCCGGAAAGCGCCGATTTCAGGGTGTTGCTGGATTTGGCGGCTTTGTCCTGGCTTTTGGCGAGATCGTTGGTTTCTTTTGCCGCCTCGTCTGTGTTTTTTTGCATCGCATCGAGGGCGTCAGAGTTTTCGCGCACCTCGCGTCCCATTTTGTTGAGCTCGGCGGTGGCGTTGTTGACCTTTACCGCCAGCTCCTGCGCGCCGGCAGAATTTGCCCCATATTTCTCCACTTGGGCATCGTACTGGGCTTGCAGGTTGGTTATCTTCTGGCGCTGCAGGTCCATTGCCCGATTCAAGAATTGGATGCGCGACTCCAGCCCGGTGGCTGATTTGCTCCAGTCGCCCAGCTCCGCAGCGCTGGCCTTGAACTCGCTGTTCAAAACGCGCAAAGAACGGTTGAGATCGCTCAGCCCGTTCTTGAAATCGGTGGTGTCCAGTCCGGTTTTGCCGGTAATGCCGTCAACTTCTGCCATTTTGGTTATAGCCAATCTGCCTGATCTGCATAAACGTGCGTTTTGGACGCGCCTGGCGAATCAGCAGCGAGCTTGTCCACCAGGTTGAAGAAATAAATGATCACATTCTCCATGTCTGTGCGGTCCAGATCGTAGAGCGACCAGTGATAACGTTCGATCAGGAAATGTTCGACTTCGTCGATCCAGGATAATTCGCCCTCATCATCATCCTCGAAGACCGGTGGCGCAGAACCTACGCCACCGGTGGAGCGTTTGGGATGATGCCTTTGGCGCGATTGGCAATCGAAAGGATGACCGAGATCAGGTCACCGACATCGGCATATTTGTCGAGTTCTTCCACGGTGACGCGATCCTCGCCAAATATCTCAACTACCAGGGAGGAAATCTCATCGATGTCGGCATCTTCGAGTTCTTCCTCTTTGGATTTTTTGAGGCGCTTGCCCAGCCGGTTGGCCTTTTTGAGCACGCCCCAGGGGACGATGAGGCGGTGGAGGTCTTTCACCACCTCATCGTTGGCATCATAAAGTTTCAGTTCCACGTTTGCGCGCGGCATCGGTCACCTATGCGGTGGTGAAATCGTAGACGGTGTTGGCCAGCGTTTGGCCGTAAATATCGGTTACGCCAGACAGCGTGATCAGGTGCTTGGTGGCTGCGGCCAGGGCGCTGTGCGCCAAAGTAACAACCTTGTTGTCCGCATCCCAGGACGGGGTGATCGCCACGACAACGCCATCGTTCTTGGTGAGCAGGATGCCCACATTGCCAGTGCGGATCGCGTTGTTGAAGGTCAGGGTGATGGTGGCAGTTGTCGAAACACTGGTAGCGCCATCCGCCGGGCTGGGGGTGCAGGTCAGGGCGCTGGCCGAAACAACCTCAGGGGTCTGCACGGCAGCAAACCAGCCGGTGGGGTCAAAATCGGTGGTGTCGTCATCGCCCATCACGCGCTTGATGCCATCGGTGCGGCTGCCTTGATCGAACTTGTAGATCGTCTTTTGGGCAGAGTACATCAGCTCGATCGGCTTGCCCTCGGCCTTTTCGCCGACCGTGGTGTGCTCGGCGCCGGGCTTTTGGAAACGGCCCTTCAAGAACCAGTAGTACCGGTAAGAGCCGTTGCTCTTCTTCGCCCGGTATCCCAAGGCGAAATACGGCGCGCTGGCCGGATCCGCGCTGTCATACAGCCGCCCGGAAACCGCGTCGAAAACTTCGCCGGTGAGCAGCGCCTCGATTTCAGGCGGGAGCGCGGAAATCTTGAGCTTGCGTTCGGTGATGCCTTCCGAGGCGAGCACCTCATAGGGCATATCGTCGTAGTACAGGATTTCCTCGTTGAGTTTCGGCTGGCCGGAAAGCTCGGCCACCGGGGCGAGGTAGACCGGGGTATCGGCCACGAACGCGTTGGCGTCATCCTGGAGGATTTCTGCCACATACACGCTGTCCAGGCCGATGCTGGTCAAATATTCGGTTGAATTGGTTGTCATGCGATTGTCTCCTCAACATAGTGATAATCCAGCGACAGCCCGAAATGCCCGCTTTGGGCATCCTGCGGCAGTGGCCGGTATGGACCTTTTGTAAATCCGGCGGGCAGCATGAGCGCATCGATGTCGGGGATCCCGACCAGCCCGCCGCGTTTCCAGACGTTGACCTGCACCAGGTGATCGCGCTCAGCCTCGGCATCGTCGTAGTGCGCAGTTGGTGTGCTGTCGATGAGCTTGTAGACCACAAACACATCGGGCAGCGTGCCATCATCCAGCAGCAACCTGGTCATTGCATACGGGACCGTCAGCCCGGACAGGGCGGTTTCAACGCGCTCGAAGATTGATATGCTCATTTCAGACTAACCTGAAGGTAGGATTCCAGGACTTGCTTGACTTTGTTGCGCCACCGGTGACGCGTATTCCGAAAGGCCGGGCGAATGAACGACTGTGCGCCCATACGGACTGTTCCGAATTCGTTGTACACGGCAGCCGAGTTGTCGTCTGTTTTGGCGCCGATCTCAACGTAGTGAAAACTGCCTTCGCTTTTGACCTCGGTGCTGAATATTGCTTCTTCCGTCGCGCCGGTCAGTCGATTTTCTTTCGCCAGGCGGTGCATCTCGCCCTCGACGATTGGCGCTGCCTGGCGCACGGCATCGATGGCGGCCTGGTCAATATCAACGCCCATCTTTTCAAGGCGCTCGATCATTTTGTCGATGCCGTAAAAGTTGAGCGTGGCTTTGACCGGGCTCATACCGTGCCCTCCATCGCCTGCACCTGCAGTTCCAGGTATGCACCGCGCTCCTGGATGTGATCTACCGAGAGGATGCTGAATCGCTGGCCGTTTTTGACGACAGCCCAGCGCGTTGTGACATCATTGCGATATCGGATGACTACCGTGGCCCGATGCAAACTTTGCTTCGCATCATCCGCAATAGACTCAGGCCCATGCGCATTTTTCCACGCGGCCCAGACATCGCCCTCAGAGGCCCATGATGGGCTTTGTGCGCCGCCTGCATCCCGCGCAATCGTAGGAGATTGCAGGGTAACGCGGGTGCGCAGATCGCCGATCGTGGAGGCGCGATATTTTGGCATTAATACCAGCCTCGGTTTGACAGACACAGCGCCGTAACGCCAAACGGGATCTCGCTCAACGCGGCTTCCACGCTGGCCTCACGTTGTTCGTAAAGGTGCGAGATCAACATCAACATGGCTGCCTGATAGGTTTTTGGCAGCGCTTCAGGGGCATAGCCGGCCTGGTAGGTAATCCTCACTGCATCGCCAGAGAGCAGGCTGTCCGTTGGCCAGGATACGCCGCTTTTGAGCACAACACGGCCGGGATCTCCCTCGGTATCTGCCAGGTAATCAGCGGCAGACATAGTGTGCTCAATCCCATCATCATCGACATAGGTGATGCCATCGATGCTGATCAATGGCGGACGCGGCACGCGGATATAACTTTCTTGTGGGAACGACGCCAGGCTGAATTTCAGCGTCTGTACGGCCAGCGCCCGGCGGGTTAGCTCCTCGCACTTTTCCCGCGCAGTTGCGATGTAGAGGCTGATCAGGTCATCCTCATGGGCGTGATCGACTCTCGCCTGCTTTTTAGCGAGCTCGAGCGGGATCGGTTCTTCAGCGGGCGGGGTTACTACGGCGAGTTTCATGGCACCTACTTCTTGGTGGTTTTGACAGGCTTTTCGATCTGGGCTTCAGGTTTTTCGACAACCTGCCAGCCTAGCTTTTGGTGTGCCTCAACCATTTGCGGATTTACATGGATGATTTGCCCATCCTTTGACATTGCAACCAGGTTGCTCATTTGTAATATTCCTCATCAGATCCGAGAGAATCTAGCAAAGCATGGATATCAAACTCGTTCAGTTTGACTGTACTGGCATATGTATCCGTTGGATCATTGCCGATTCTGGATATCCGGATCAGCATCATGCAGGATACGTGCTTGTCTTCCATCGTGATTTTTCCGAAACTCTTGAGCTGGTGCTGGTCAAATGTCCCTGCAGCAGCAGCCAAAACATTAAGGGTTGTCCAGTCAGCCGGGAATGCTTCTGTTATCGCGTCGGCAATCTTGTATTCCATGCGCCAGAGCACATTTCCTGCGTTGGAATCGGTTGGAGACCAATGCACATGCGGATCGATATCCGTTCCCTCAACCCATGAATGCGGTAATTGGGCCTGTACTGCAATGATGTTTACCTGGGATGCAGAAAAAACAAGCCTTCCATCTTCAGGATCTCTCGTCGGATCAGTTGCGGCGCCAGGTGGGTTAATTCCGGATGCCGGAAAACGCACATCCTCAGTCTGCGGTGACACAATGCGAAACCCGACCGGAGTCACCCAGCCGGTTGCCAGATGTTCGTCGACCTGTTCTTTAGCAACGCGGATCCTGACGCCGTCTTTTTCCATGATCACGAGATGCGACATTCATACCTCCTGCTGGCCACCATCGCTGATGGCCAGCAGAAAACTCGGGAGGATTAGCCGAGCAGAATAGCGATGTGCTCGCTCTTGACGGCCTTGACGCCCCAGGCCAGCCCTACTTCATAGGAAACCTGGTGGTACTGCGGATACACGGCCACCGAGAATGCCAGGCCGCTTTTCGGGTCCTGCACGATGGTGACATCAGCAGCAGAATCGCCGCTGCGCGGGCGCATGGGCACACGGGTCAGCAGATGGATCGCCGAGCGGGCGAATGCCATATTGGCGCGGAAACCGTTGCCAATGGTCATGGCCCCACCATCGGCTACAGCCACGCGTAAACCAGGCTTGCCGATAACGATCGTGCCAGCCGCGGCCACGCCGGTGTTGACGATATATTTGTTGGTGTCGCTGCCAAAGGTCACGACATCCCCGGCCACAACTGTGCCAGAGCCGGTTTTGAGCAGAATGCTCTCGATATCCACGGCATGAGCGCCATCGGCAACATAGCTGGTGCCGGTGCCTTTGGTATGGAGTTTCACCTGGGCCGATTCGCGCACTTTGAACCCGTGCAAATCGAGCAGGATGCCGCGCGCGCGCAGTTCTGCACTGCCAGCCTCATTGGCCTTGGTGAGCTGAGCCAGGGTGCGCAGGGCTGCGCCAGCGGTAGTATCGATCACCAGCTGGAGATCTTCCGGCGGGCAGCCGTTATCCAGCAGGATCTTGAGCATCTGGGCGGTATCGGCCAGGGTGGAGGCAAACGGCGTGGTGCCAGCCGTGCCATAAGCACGCGATGCAGCCTTGTAAAGCAAGGCCAGATCGGCTTCGACTTCGTTGACCAGCGTGCGCATGGCCTGCTCAAATTGCTGCTGCAGCAACAATTCATAGAGTGAGCCAAGCGAGCCCTGTTCTTCGCCGTTCCAAGGGAACGTGACAGAGCGGCTTTTGGTGATCTTCATCGAGCCAGTGCCAACGGTTTCGCCAGAGGGATTCGGCCCGGTTGCAGCCGGGGTGATGTCAGCAGCGGCGCGCGCCTCAACCACCGGGTAGGTGATTTCCTGGTCTTTGGCGACCATTTCGGCATCGCCGTTCATGGTGACGGACGGGATAAACCCGACCATCTCGCGGGAGACAGTGTCCACCGCGCGATACAGGGTCGGGATAAGACCGGTAAGGGTGTTAGCCATGTTTCAATTCCTCGCTTTCAGGTTATTTGACTTGTTCGTCTACTCGACGATCGCGCCGCCGCCCTGAACAAACTTGGCCTGCTCGGCCACGCTCAGCGCGTTGTATTCGGCGCGTTTCATGGATGCGGCCTGTTGGCCGGGGGCGGGTTTTTCGGGCTCAGCCGGGATGTCCGCCAGGCTGTTGATGGCCTCGGACAGGCGGGCGCGTTCGGCCTGGATGGTTTCAATCTGGCCCTTGAGGGCATCAGCCTGGTCCATCAAGGCGGTAAAGATGACGCGCTCTTCCTCGGTCAGATCGCGGCTTTCGGATTCCGCGGTGTTGTGCAACGCCTGGGCCTGTTCGATCAGGCCAGCGCGCTGCTTCATGAGTTCGCGTACGTTCATGGGGGATTCTCCTTCGAGCATGAGTGATTTTGACAGCGCCAGACGCCTGGAGCGGTATGCCTGGTGCGCCTGCACCTGGTCAAGATCTTCGCTCTCATCCACGGTTTGGGGCTCCTGCCCCAGGGATGGATCGCTTTGCGCGCTTTGTGTAACAGTGAGGCGTTTAATTTCCTCGCTGAACATTTCTAATTTTTGGGTAAACAGATCGTTTTCGTCATCGAGCGCGGTTTCTACGCCAGTCCCAGGAACAGCCGGGCTGTTGACTGCCGATGTTTCGCGGCCTTTCGGCTCGACGAAAAGAATCTCGCACAATTTTGTTATTCCAGTTTCCGGGTTGGTATAGCGTCTTCCGGCGATATGATTGCAAAGCAGAGATAGATAGCTGTTATTGCAAATCGTGCACAGTGCAGCCTTGTAGTCCCAAAATCCCACGGAGAACCGGTCAATTTTCCCCTCGACAAAATCTGTCATTCCCCGGCGGGTAGTCAGGCGAATATCCTGGATAATTGCATCGCCCTGCAGGGACGACTCGACAATGGATCCATCGCGGGAGTCGATGTCGTAACTGTCGTGATTGCGCAAAAACGGCTGGCCTTCGAAGCTCCTGGCAAACGATGGCATGTCCTCTGCGCGAAAGGCGAAATAATTGCGATTCGGGCCGAGCACGAACACACGCGCGCGGAAATCGATGTGATCCAGCTCGCCGCTTTCAATCTTTGGAAGAATTTCAGCGCGAGGGGGTAGATCGAGCTTGTCAACAAGCGGCATGGACCGCAAAATAGTTTCGATAGATTTAGACATCTGCATCCTCTTTCCAGGTTAGTAATGGTGCATACGGATCATCCCATGTCGATGCTTCTTCCTCAATGCGTTCCAATGAGGCTTCGAGCGCCCATTCTTTACGCGCCTGGCAATCGCAGGACAGATAACTATTAAGCAGTGCGCTGGAATCCGATCCAGTGAGGCGCCGCTGAGCATCAAATATCGCGCCGAATTGTTTTCGAACAAATGCCGGATGATCATTTGTATAAAACTGATCCACCCAGGCGCGAAATTGATCATTCTGCCCACGTCCGAGAAAACGGCGCGCAGCTCCGAGCAGGTCATTACGTTCGCGTTTGATAATGCGCTGGCCAGCCTCAACGATTAACGGATCGAGCGCAGACGATTGTGCCCTGGGAGCCTGGGATTGATTTGTGCCGATATTGAGCGGGTGGTAATACTCATCGCCGCCCTGGTACGGGTTGAGGTTTTCTTTTTCGCGCACCTCATTTGGAGACATAATGCCGTTTGTAAGGGCACTGGTATAAGCCTGGTAACGGGCAGCCAGGTCACCACGCAGCAGGCCATCGATAAGATGTTCGAAATACATGGTTTCACGATCTGCGCTGAGCAGCACCTGGGTATTGAGGCCCTGCTCAGTGCGCACCATCCAGGGCCGCAGGGTATGGTTGATGTATCCCTGTTCCTGGCTGTCGATGCCGGTCCCCCAGCTGGTAGTCTTTTCAACATCACCGATCATGTGAGGCGGTACGCGGAAAATACGGGCGATTTCTGATACCTGGAATTTACGGGTCTCCAGGAACTGGGCATCTTCAGGAGGCAGTCCGATGGTGGCAACATCCATGCCTTCCTCGAGGACAGCGGGTTTATTCGAGTTTTCAACCCCACCATGTTCGTCAAACCAGGTATCCCGAATATTATTAAGCGCTGTTTCCCCCAGTTGTCCGGGATGTTTGATCACAACACTGGGGCGCGCATCGTTTGTGAAAAACTTTGATCCGTATGTTTCAGCGGCCAGGGAAAGGCCGATGGCGTTACGCGCCAGCGTAATGCGCGAATAACCGACCAGCCCGTCAAAACCGAATGCCGGAATGTGCAGGATCTCATCGGCAAAGAATAGACGCGGTTTCCCGCCTGCAGAGGACTGGTATAGGTAAACCTTCTCCCCCTTGATCCTGGATACAGACATCCGATCGGGGCGCAGCGGCCAAAGTGCGGTAGCATCGCCAGCGCTATTCGTCACGATCTGGCTATAGTGATTCCCCCAGGCCAGCATGTGCCCCTGGATCAATTCGCGGTAGATCATGCTGGTTTGTTCCGGGTTTGGCTGATCGTGGAGCAGCTTGTAATAACGATTGCCATACGCGCGGTTTTTGTTGCGCCCGTTGCGCTCATAAAGAATCAGCGGCAGGCTTGATATGTCTTCGCTTAGGATGGTAAATGCAGCCAGTACGGCGCTTACCGTCAGCGCGATCTCTGGGGTTATCGGCTGACCGGCTTTGCTACTCGATCTCCCCGAGGTATTGCGTGCAGATTCTTCGGGATCAGCCATTTGGGTACGCGAGCGGCGCTCAAACAACATTGTGGATCTCCTGCCTGTAGCGCATCACCGAGTTGAGAATGGCGGTAGCGATCAGGACTCCACCCACCGATGCAAATGCGACTCCCAGCCCAATCGCAAGCCAGAGGCCGATAAACAGAAAAACCACCCCGACCAGGTAAATGATCTCAGTGGCTTCGAAGCCGAATTTTGGCTGCGGTGCATTTTGCGGATGAGCAGTCATAGGCTCCTGGAAATAAAAAAACCGCCAGCCAGCCCTTACGGGATTTGACTGGCGGGCGGTAAACTCCGTCTTCCTGCAAATTGTCAACGGCCATTGACTTGGCCATTGGTCAAAAATATTATAGCACGAGTTTTCTAGTTATCCACAAAATTATCCACATCTCAAAATCATTGTTGACAATGTCAATAATGATAACCAGGTAGGATTATCTACTCCGATTAAAGCGCAACCGCCCGGGAGGGAAACGGGCGGTTGCAAATTCAAAATAAATTATTCCGTCGCCCGGCGGGGTGAGGGGGGCACCTCGACAAGCGATGTCGTTATTTTAGCACAAATAATCTAGTTATCAAAGATAGAGTTTCAAATTTCCCGAATCAGTAAAGTAAAAATCGCCATAAACAATGCCGAGCCATGCCGATTTCCCCAAATGCCCATATTTGTTTCCTAATAATACACGTGCCTGGCGCTCGGTGTGGATGCGGGCAATGCGGAGAGGCATATTTTGGGGTATATTACGTTCCAGCCACCATAGGAAATGTGGATCAAGCTCGGCGAGAACACGCATTGCATTTCTCAATCGCCTGGCATCATCATCGGCGATTTGGTCAAATTTCGGCATGTTTTGGATGGCTTTTCGCCCAATTTTCCCGCGTTTTATGCCTGGCTTACGCATATAGCCTCCTAAATCCTGATAATTCCGCGCTTTTCATAAACCGATTTTTTAGGCGCTGAGGGCGCGCTTGTAGCCCTGGCAGTGGCCATAATCATGGCCGTAATTCCGTCAATTTTCTCTTTTGACCGGCGTTTATCCGGTGCCAGATTTCCAACTGGGTCCATTCTTGCAACCACGTTACCAGCCATCCATGTAAATACATCGTTATTCCCATGATAAAAACCATGGCTTTTGATCAAACGCTCGACTTCTTTCATCGGGGCAGACATGGATAGATACCCCTGCCCCATCTGCACGACCGTGATATCCATATCATCCTGGAGCGTTTGCACAATATTGGGCGCGCCGTAACGGTCATACGCCACCTCTTTGATACGGAATCGCTTGGCATCCTGTTCGATCTGTGCCAGGATGTATTTGTAGTCAATCACATTACCGGCTGTAGCCGTTATAAATCCCTGCTCAACCCACACATCGTATTTGACTCCCTCGCTTTTTGAGCGCCGCATAACGGTTTCGGATGGGCACCAAAAACGAGCGAGATACCAATGTTTTCCGCTTTCGTCGTCCTCCATTGGGGGAAAATCCAGGACAAACGCGCACAGATCGGATGTGCTGGACAGATCCAGCCCGCCGTAACATTCCCGGCCTTCGAGCAGCTCCTCAAAATCTGCGCAATCGTGCGGACCGGCGCATTTTGCCCAGTGATCCATCGGCACCCACGCCACCGACGCCTGCACCCAGATATTGAGATCAAGCTGGCGAAATGAGTTAAGCGCCGACGGCATCAACTTGGCATTGGAGGCCTCTTCTCGAATGTATTTCCAGTATTTCGAAACCCCCAGATTGGGATTGGATTTTGCCCATTTGGTTTCGTCGTCCCAATCGTCTCCCTCATCCAGGGAATAGATAATGCAAAATTCCGTGTCGCCATCTTCAAGGGATGCCCGCCCGCTCAGGATCATCTCGGCTTTGTTGTGCATCTCATAGCAAAACGAGGATCTGTCGTTCCCGGCCGTAGTGATGGCCACCATCAACGGCTGCCGGCGCGCCGATGTCGATGATTTGAGCTTGTCCCAGACTCCAGAGTGTTTATGCGCGTGCAGCTCATCGACAATGGCGCAGTAAGTGTTGAGCCCGTCCATCGTATCGCTGTCTGCACCGAGGGGCTCGAATTTGCAGGCTGTACCAGGGATGTGCAGGTTGTGTTTGTAGTTACGTACCCGTTTTTTGAGCGCCGGTGACTGGCTGACCATGCGCTCTGCTTCAGTAAACGTGATCAACGCCTGGTCTTTTTTGGTGGCCGCCGCGTATACTTCCGGGCCTCCTTCACGATCTGCGAGCATCATGTACAGCGCGATTCCCGCGGCCAGCGTTGATTTCCCGTTTTTACGGGCCACTTCCAGGTACAAAACTGAGAACCGGCGCATTCCGCGTGTGTCCTGGATGCGCCCGTCGGGCATCTTTTCAACCCACCGGTCAGACTGATCACGCTGCCATCCGAATGTCACCCACAAAACGAACTGCTGCCACGGCTCCAGGGTGATTTTTTGCCCGGCCCATTCGCCCTTAGAATGCCTGAGCAATCCGAAAAAATCTAATACGCGCTGAGCGGATTCGATATCGAACCAGAATCCGCGCTCATGTGCGTGCTTCAGATCGTCAAGATGGCGTTTTGCAGCGAGCTTTGCCCATTTGCCTACAACGATTCGCCCCCGGGCGGCATCCCTGGCATATTGCTCAGCAGGGTGCAGCGGTTTTCTCATTTCCCCCCAAATAGCTTATTTTCCAAGTCATCCTCAGCCGTTTTCGGCGGCTCGGCATGTACCCGCGACCGGCTCGCCGGTGTAAAGCCAAACTCGTTGGCGATCTTGATCATGCGATCCATGGCCCTGTTGGCGATTCCAAGCCACGGCGATTGCACTTCAAAGCCTTTGGGAGTCGTTGTCACCATCCCATTGGTATCGATCTCTTTGCGAGCTGATACCCAGTCTGCCCAGGCCTGGCAGTATCCGGCCAGCGCAGCCCGATCTGCGATGGTAAGTACACCCTTTTGGAGCAGCTCAGGTGCCAGGCGATTCCATTCCGTGATGGCATCTTCGGTCAGGTGCGCCGGTGGCTCCAAATCTGCGCCAGAGAGGGGAGACAACGCAGGCTCAGCTGCGTTGAGCGCCCGTTTGCCAGGGTTACCCTCGGCTTTTTTCACTGCGGTTGGTTTTGGTGTTCTTCCACGTGGCATTTTCAGTCCTGGGGGCGAAAAATAACCCCATTTGATAATTTCGCGGATATATTTTCACGACTGCCCTGGCCGGTCCCTAGCGAGAAGTCCCAGAGTTTTGACTCCCCCTCCCCTGCCATCCTCCACCATCTTCTCGATTTGTTTTGATCGAGTGACAGCTCTTGCACAATGATTGCAAATTGCGGAGCGCATGTGTTCCGCCTCGTGCCAGTGGCAGGATATGATCTACTTCTGTAGCCTGGACAACAATGCCATCATGCAAATGATATGGATCGGCGCAGATCGGATGGCGCTGCAGCTTGATCAACCTGATCTTGCGCCAGCGAGCATCGTACCCGCGATGTGATGCACTGCCCCGGGCCTGCTCTGTCGCACGGTTGCGCCGGTGCGCCTCGCACCGGCTTTGACCGAACTCGTAGACCAGATTGCTGCACCCTGGTTGGGTGCAGGCCCGGGGCGGCGCTGTTGGCATTAGTTGCCCTGATTTGCTGGCGTAAAATCTAGGTAATACTGCTCCCCAACTTCGAACAAATCGTCTCGTAATGCTGATAGTTCCAACTCTCCATGAGGAGTCGCTGAAAAAAACTGTTTGTTTTCCTCTGATCCAGAAACCACAGCAGAGAACTTATAGCTGTAAACAGCTTTTTTTGAGGGAGATTGCTCGCCAGATGACCAAGAGATTTGCACTCTTTTTGTTACGGAATCGCAAATAAATTTTGCTCTTGGCATCCTAGCCGCCTTTAACATAAAGATCGACAGTAGTGCCTGGTTTAGTCAGCGACTTTCCCAGAAGTGGCACACCAGCTGCTTTGAGCTGATCATATGTCGGCTTTGATCCTGCCATCTGGACCATAAACCCAAGCACAAATACAGCGATCTGCGCGATCTGGCCAGCATATCCGTCCAAAAGTTCCAGGGTAGTGTCAGGACGGAATACACGGAAAGCCACCAGCCCAACGAAAAACATAAGATTGATACCGGCTGCCCACTGGCTGCTGGTCCCATCACGGACAAGCCCAGTCAACTTGAGCAGACTGATAACGGCAGCTGTCAGCTTGCTGAATCCACCTAGGGCAGCAAACCCGACCACCAAAACAACGATGGAGCCGAGAATGCGCTCGAACTCATTGCCTTCGGCCTGGGCCGCGCGCGCCGGCGCAGGCAGGAACAGCGTGCAAATCAGCACAACGGCAATCACGACATAAAGCAGTTTTGTTTTCATAGGTCTCCTTTGCAACAAAAAACCGCCCAGCCTGCCCTCTCCAAACAGAGAGGGTACAGGCTGGGCGGTAAACTCCAGCGATCCCGAATCGATTATAGCATTTCTTGCGCCATTGCCTCACGGACAATGCGGGCTATCACTTTGCTGCTCACAGAAAAATAAAACATCCTGCCACAGTTGAGGCAGATTCCCTGCGCCTCCCGGAATATTAGCGTACCGATGCGCAGCATAACCAGGCCATCGACATCGATGGACTCGCCTACTTTTTCCCGGCAGTCCGGGTTTGGGCAAAGTACCGGTGTGCGTGTCATATGCTAGATTTAATGTTCTAAAGTCATTATACGTCAGGTCTAAGTGATTGTAGTTAGCCGATTTCATACCCGGTTTCATAGGCCGATTCCAGTGAACGGCCTTATGGGTGCTGGCGCTTAAGTTCACTGGAATCGGGTGCTGCTGCGGGAATTACCTGGTTAGCGGTTGGCCGGAATACAACTTTCTTTCTCGTAGTGCCATTGATCGCAAGTCATACAATGCAATAAGATTCAACGTGCATCATCCTGATATCTCGATGACGAGGCAAGCACCTTTCGCTGCCCGTTTTCAGAATACTCCGCAGAGCAAAACCCATCAGCTACCATACGATCAATCAGGCGCGCTGCCGTTGTAAACCCAATTCGCAAGTGCCGTTGCAGAGTGCTTAGCGACACATACCCATTTTTCTTGCCAAAATCCATGGCTTTTGTCATC